CGCCCTTCCCCTCTCGTAAGGGCTCTAGTATCTTATCCAGAGCGGCTCGCGCTTCCGCACGGGTTAGGTCGGCATACCTCCCCAGAATGCGCGTCCGTCCGGTCCCGTTCTCGCGCCATTGGGCGCGCCAAACCTTCACGCCCTTACGGTTCCTGACAACTTTTAGCGAGCCTCGTTGCATCGCTGCTCCAACTCGAGAATCCACTGCTCAACGGCTTCCGCGCGGAAGAGTTGCCGTCGGCCCATGCGAATGTGCGGAGGAGGAGGCAAACCCTTTACCCGCCCGTTGATAATCTTACTGAAGAAGGACGGCTTTATTCGGAGCCGTTGAATGACCTCTTCTCTTGTAAGTAATCGCATGCTGCGTTTCGAACAATGCCGTCGTGACGTGGGAGGAACACGCGGAGACGGCACCGGCAGGCCTATGGCCAAAAACCTGCCCCAAACTGCGTTACGCTGGCCCGGTTTGCATCGTCGGCATCAAAACAACCTCGACTGTGGTTGTGCCGTTGCCGGCTGCTGCCCGCGCGGCGCCAACCAGCGGCTTTGAGCCAGTACCTGCGGTAACGGTCAGCTTGCCTTGTCCCGCATCCCAGTACAGCTTGTCGCCTTGGCTGATTACGTCCGTGGTGACCTTCGGCAGAGTGAAAACGCCCGAACGCTGAATTTCAACGTCTTCGCCTTGCGCGGCATCGAACGCCGCAACTCCGACGAGCGATCCCACCACAACCAATTGGCCGCTAGTCACAGCCGCGGGCGCAGTGACTGTGATCGTATTTCCTTCCTGAACGAAATTCTTCATTACAAACCTCTCGAACTCAGAATCGTAAGAACCTTGCCCCGCGGAGAAATCACCTTCGCAATCTCCGCGTCGATCCGCGCCAGCGCCTCGAGCTTTTGTTGATCGCTGGTGTATGAGATGGACTTGTCCTGTTGCTGAAGAGCGCTGAGACCCATCGATTGAAGGATCTGGTCGCGCTTCTGATGGAGCTGTTCGAGCGTCATCGGCTTATGCTCCCGGATTCTTCCATGCGCCGCGGTGATCGATCGCGCCGGCGCCAAGGTGCCACACGACGCGCAGTTCGATGCCCAGCGTTCGGAACGCCTGCTGGGTCTCCACGCGCGGCCCCTCGTAGCCGCTCAGCTCCGCGTACTCGAACACAGGAGCCTCAGCCGGATCTGCGAACAGGTACCACGCCTGTGTCTGCCCCTTCGCATCGAACCGCCCATCAATGATCGGCGTCAGGTTCCGCGCTGCAGTCTGAGCCTCCGCCGGCTGTTGCGGATAGAGTGTGGCAAGCAGTTTGTCGATGGTGCTTTCGAGCGCAACCGGCGCTACGATGAACCGCGGCTGGACATTAAGGACGTTGCCGGACAGGTCCTTCTGAAGCCGGATTGCGTTCTTGCCGTCCTGAATGGTGCTATCACTCGGCCCTTCGCCGGCTGTCGCCAGGTTGCCGTGATCGGCGTGAAATACGCCCTTGTTGTCAGCCAGCTTCGGGTTCGCAAGAATCGTGTCGACCAGGAATCCCCCAAACCAGCTCCGCGCGCCGCGGGACATCTTACCGGACAGGTCCGCCAGCGCTCCCATGTCATCGTTGACCATCGCCTGGAAGCTGAGCGCGAAGCCTCGGGCATAAGATCCGATCTTGTAGGAAGCCAGTTCTTTATCAGAGATTGTCCCGAAACGGATCTCGCCGTTCTCGCCAATCTTCTCGAGCCCCGGCCCGTCGCTGATTTCCAAAACGTGGCGCGCGCGGAAGTCGCTAACAGTTGCGCGGCGGAACACTTGAGTCACTGGAGTCGACGAAACTCGGAATGCGAGCAGTTCCTTGTTGAAGACCTCGGCAAGCACGGCCGAGAAGTCCGATGTCGTATGAGCCGCGCGCGTGATGACGTCCGCCGCCGATCCCAGTGTCGAGCCGCCCCGAAACTCGAGGCATCGGCGAGCGATATCGGCGATGCTGCAATATGCGAACTCGCGCCCGGCTTGCGGTGTATGCAAGGGATTGAACCGCGCGCGCAGACCATCAGCCAGGCGCTCGACAAGATTGTCGTTCGCGTCGCGCGTGACATAAGCAACGGGCGCCCGGTTCTGGATCGATGGAACGTTCCTCGAGAGCTCGGCCAGCGCCTCGCTTCGAGCCTGTTCGATTGTGGTGATGTCACTGCGCCCGACGAGCCCTTCCGCGAATGCGGGCGGAAGTCCCAAGAGCGCTGTCATCTGCCGAATTTGCTCATGAAGGTTCACAGTAGGTTCGCTCCTCGTTCTCGCGCCAGGATCCGCACCCAGCGCGGTAAAGCTGATTTCCTTGGGCGTCCATGCGACCGCAGTCTTGATGCGCATGCCATCCGCCCGTTTCGAGATCTCCCAGCGCTGCACCGTATAGCCGACACTCACGCGGGAAATAATGCCCGTCTGCACATCCCGCGCGATGGCTTCATGGCGCTCGCTAAACCGCACCGTGGCGATACCCCGGCCGCCATCAACGGCCGCTGAATCCACGACGCCCAGGATTGCCCGCACCCCACTAAAACGGTCGTGGTTGTCGAGCACCGGCCCTCCGATCAGTTCGGTAAGGTTGACGGCGGCCGGATCCAGCGAGAGCCGCTCCAGATACGGCCCCTCGAAGTCCGCGCGCTGCACATCGGCGCCAGTGCTGAAGATCACCTGCACGGTGCGCTTGTCAGCGTCATAGGTTGACGGCTCAAACTGCGCCGCCCTGATAAACAAGTCACTCATTAGTAAGTAGCTCCCGTAACTGAACCAGGAATCCGTCGCGGTGATCTGTGACGAAGAACGCGAGCGGCCGCCCGGTGAACTCCCCTTTCGCCACGTCGCGAATCGGTACAACCCGTGACACACGATCGAGCCAGCGGATTACCGCGTTCTGAGTTAGGCCGTACGCTTCGGCCACTTCGCGCACGTACCGAACAGGGATTTGTTGTCCGGTGATCGCCTCGATTTGCTCCTTGAGGTTCACGCACGTTCGTTCTTCTGTGCCTGCGCTTGACCCTGCAGGGTCCTTTGCCGCGCATCGGAATCGTAGATGTTGCCGAGCCGGTCGGCTCGGGCATTGTCCGTCGCAATCTCCTCGTCGATTTGCTCGGCGTCCCACCCGTCGCGTGCGACAATCTCCGAGCGCGAGATGAAGCCAGCCCGTACGCGCGCAATATCGCTTTGCACTTCCTGCCGCGGGTCCAGCGCTTGAATCACCGGTCCGATCCAGCGCACCGGATAATCCTGGACCGTTCCAGGCAGAAGCCCGAGCCCGATCGCCAGGCGCAACCAAACCTGAAGTACCGGCCGCAGGAACTGCGCCACCATCACGTTGTACTGGAGAGCCTCGAGCCGCCTTCGGTAGGCGAGAATCGAATGCCGCCCCGAGGCGAATGTCACGCCCGAAAGATCATTCGCAAGAAGTTCATACGGCATGCCCACCGCCGACGCGATCAACCGGAGTTGAGCCTTAACGAACGGGTCGAACCAGACGCCCTGATCCGGCGGATCTGTGAACCGCACATCTTGTCCGCCATCGAGAAACACAAAGGTGCCGGGCTCCAGCGTCGCAGTAAAGGAGCCGTTTGCCCCCGGCTGCGCATTCAGCGGGTTTGTCCCGTCGGGCGAAATTGCAAACCCGCAAAACAAAGCGCTGATCTGCTGCTTTGTCAGAGCGGCCTCGAGAAATGTATGCAGTTGGCGCAGAGAGAGCATTGCAGGCGCCAGAAGGCTCACGCCGCGCTCCACCCCCGGCTGAGGTGAGCGGAACACATGCAGCGCGCCGAGAGGCTGTTCTGGACCCATCTGTGGCACCAGAATCGACTGCACATCGACCGACATAGCCGGATGCTTGCGATAGAGCCAGAAGCCCTCTCTGCGCCCGTCTTCACCATAGCGAATTCCGTTCAAGTCCCGATCGGAAACCCGGCTTGCATCGAGGTATTCGCAGCCGAGGAGTTGGAGCTGCATCGGCACCCGCAACCCCCCGGCCGGCACGCTACGGATGAGGAACTCGCCATCCAGGATGAATGTCTGCACCGCCAAGGCCTGGAGCGAGCACAAATCTCGGCCCGCGAAGTCCGCCTGGTCCTCCCATTCGGCCCACAGTTCGCGCGCCTGGTTCTTGTACGGCCCGCTAAACTGCGGTCGGATCCCGGTTCCTCCAATCGCGTCATCCTGGAACCGCTGCACGATCGCCCGCACGATGGGATTATTGCGGTCGAGGTCTCGAGCGCGATCGCGCAGCACCGGACTCGAAAGGTTCGTCGCGAACGCGCTGCTCGGCGCGAGCCAGTCCTTCAGCCGCGGCGCCGTACTCGCGGCGTCGTGCCACTGCCGGTGACGTAGGGAGGCTTCACCCGCCCGGCGCCTGCTAAAGGGCCACAATCTCGGCATCGCTGCGCTTCTCAATGTCGGCTAGCTTTTCTCGGACTTCGCGGGCAATTGCGGTCTGATTGATTAAGATGGCGCAATCGTGACCCTTAAACACTTCGGCCAAACTGTCTGTGCTTTCACCATGTCTCGAGGCACGAGAAATTAGGTCGCTCATGCGCTTTTTGCGCTCATCTGGGTCAGCGACGTCTTCGAGATCCGCTACCTTCTTAGGCAGAAACGACGCGAGGAAACTGCAGCGTTCAGGCGGGCGCTCTGTACTCCTGCCCTCCGGAACAACATAGCGGCGACCCAGTACTTCTACCTCTGATGCATTCCACCGCAGAGCTTCCGTTCCGTTGATTTGCTGAACGATTGCCGAAGCTCGCTCAGGAGTGACGCCCAATAGTGTCAGACGCCGCATCACCGTGAGGCGGCAAATATCATCGAACGTATACACCCGCCACTTTTCTTGCTCAGCTCGAGTGCGGAGTAACCCGATGAGCTCCACGATTTCTGGGTCTGGTGTGAGTCCTAGCTTTTTTGCGGCCTTGAGGATTATGTCTTCGTATGTCTCGACCTCGGGAATGTAGTAACTACGAAGGTGCCACTTCCTGAGGGTTGTTGCCTTTAGACCGGTGACTTCGCACACGGTAGCTGCTCGATACAGCTTTAGTTGTGGCCTTTTCATTAATCCAAGAATAGGGACAGTCGTATCGATATGTCAAGATCGGGACATTAGTAGCGGTTTAGTCGGGACGCGTCGAGAATTGCCCAGACGCGCCCTGCCTGCGCAAGAGTCAGCTACCGTACAGATACCGCGAGCGGTTTACTCGGTAAGGCATCACCGGCGCCGTTCGATCGGCTGGCATCGTCCGCGACTTGCTGGACTCCTGAATGCGCTTGCCGGCAGACAGCCGTGAACCGTCCCCCTCTTACGCTTGCCGCAATTCCGCTTTGAGGATTTCAGGGTACTTGCCAAGCAAGTAATGAGTGGTTTCGACCATATTCTCGAAAGCTTCTCGGAACTCCTGGAGATTTCGCTCGGCATCTTCCGGAGTCAGCCCGCCTCCGGTGGACAAATACGCCAAGAGAAGCCGTTCGATGAAGTCTTCTGTCGGAGTTGTACATCCCCGATTGTTGGCTACCACCTCCCGGACAGCACGGATATACTCCAGGTCGTCTTCCCGCTTGCGCATCCACTCAAGGTGTTGGCGCAGTTCGGTATATTCCTCGTTGGTAAGCTCAGTTCCGTTTACTCCATCACTGAGGTAGAACATGTTTTCTCCTTTCGTGGAACGCGGGATAAGGGCAGGCTTGGAGTTTCGCTGAGGCTGCCCGCGAAGGACACCAACGTGTGGGTACAATAGCGAAAGACCATGTCGCGCGATCCCGCGATGTGGTTTAGGGACAGGATGAAGCGGCAACTTCATTCCGTCCCGCTCGCTGGAATCATACGCCCGTTTGCGCTGCC